ACAGGGAACACCAGAATGGTATCAATTGCGTTTGGGTAAAGTAACCGCTTCTAGGGTAGCTGACATCCTTGCAAAGACAAAGACAGGGCCTTCTGCTTCACGCCAGAATTACCTTGTAGAGTTGGCCATTCAACGAATGACAAACTCCATAGAAGAATCATACACAAGTGCGGATATGCAATGGGGAAAAGACAATGAAACACAAGCAAGGGTGGCATATGAAGCTACAACAGGAAATTTTGTGGACCAAGTGGCGTTTGTTGATCATCCTAATATTTCTTGGTTTGGGTGTAGCCCGGATGGCCTTGTGGATGATTTTGGGCTTGTAGAAATTAAATGTCCTAAATCTGCAACTCATTGGGAATACATTAAATCTGGCAAACCGCCAACAAAATACATGATTCAAATGCAAGTTCAAATGGCTTGCACAAAACGTGATTGGTGCGATTTTGTTAGTTTTGACCCAAGATTTCCTGAAAAAAATAAACTATTTGTTGTAAGAACATGTCGTGATAACAAAATGATTGATGAAATAGAAACAGAAGTTGTGAAGTTTTTGAATGAAGTAGAAGCTGAAGTTAATTTGATGAAAGGGAAATAATGTTAGAAGAACGTGAAATAACCATAAGATTTAATGTTGCCGGGTATAACTTGGATCAAATGGATCTCAATGATTTTAAAAACCATGTCCAGCAACTTATTAAAGCCTATACTGGCTCAAAAGATGTTGGAATTGCCAGCAATCCTTCTATTTCAATGAATTGGAAAGAAGGCAAAGTTAAACGTGAAAAATATGCAACTTTAGAACCAGCTTTAAGGAGTATCAAATAATGGGTATTAAATATTATCTAAAAACGCCTGTATCGGAATATACTGATCAACAGGGACAACAAAAAAAACGTTACCAAACTGTCGGTATTGTTACGGAAACCGCTAAAGGTGATCTTATGTTCAAGATTGAAATGTTGCCTTTTCTTGGCTTAAAAGAAGGGGCTATTTGGGGTTATTTGAATCCGCCTGAAGATAAGGCCAAGCAAGCACAAGAAAGCGCTCCAGCGCCCGATAATTCAATTCCTGACGATGACATCCCATTCTAGGAGAAATCCATGAGTAATGAGCATATTTGGACCAGAAGCGGAACGGATATAACAGTTAGATGGCGGCTATTAGGTTGGATACCGCCATCTGAACTGCAAGAATATAAAGATAAATGGAAGTATTACCAAAATCTTCCTATTCGATCTTTAGATGATGCGGCTAAAGAGCAATATGAACAAGTGCTACGTAAAGCAAAAGTAGCTAGAATTAGATAGGGCAGTTAAGCCGCCATACTAGGATGTAACAAGCAAGGGAGTTTTGCGGCTTTCTGCCCTTGTAGTTAGCAGTTACTAAATAGTTGCCCTACTTACGCATATTTGGCAAAGGCGCTTCAGCTTGACTAGATTTATCAGGATGATGCGCTTTTTCCAATGGTAAATGCATATGTTTATCTAATTTTTCATCCAATCTACGGATTTCTTGTTCACATTTTTTTTCATGATCACGTTCCACAATATAGTGGCCTTTTTTAGATTCATGAGTTTTACCGCTGATTTTAAAATTTGTTGCCATATTACGCTCCTAAAAGTTTTAAAGCTAAATCGCTTTTTGCTTTGCGATCATCTAATCCCAACAATCCACCATTAACTCTTTGAGTAATAGCTGGAATGTCATAAGTATCTGCTAATTGATTTAATCCACGTTTATTCCAAAACCAGCCAGCGCTTAAAGCCGCATATTCAGGAGTAGAAACAAGATCAGGATTCCCAACAAAATCCACCCCAACATTAGATCCACAATTTGCATACGCTTCTTTCCCGGTCAATTGTATAAGGCCACGCCCTCTGTACCGAAATCCCTCACCATCTTCAGTATTACCCATGCGACCAGCATAAACTTTGTTGGCAATCTTTTCTGGATTATTAGCATATTTTTCTGCGGTATCCATATCTGGGAATCGGCTTGGCCATACACGCATTAATGAAGCGGCAGAATAATGAAGGTTTTCTTCTAATGTCTTGAAGTTGCCGGATTCATGGGCGCATTGACCTATAAAACAAGCTTGCCTTCTTGGAGTGTCAATATTGTAATGTTCAAAAGTAGATTGCAATGGGCCAGCCCATTCTTGTCCAATCCCCATATTTTGCAAAACTTCATTAATTGTCATCTTCATCCATTCCTATTTTAATGCCAGTAATAAGACCTAAAAATCCGCCAACAATGGTTTGAAAGCTTGGTCCAATTATTTGAAACACTTTTTCATCGTCAACATTTGGATCTAGTATTGCATAAACAAACATAGAAATCATTGCAATAACTACGCAAACAAGCGCCCAAGTTGCTATAAGAATAATATGTTCTTTGTTTTTCATTTTACAGGGGTAGAGTTGTGAAGCATTTCATCTTTCTTTTGACTTCCAGCAGAACTTCCAAAATAAAAAGAAATTACGCCAATCCAAGCGCTTGATAAACTTCCAAGCATAATCATCAATTCATCAGATTTTGTGGCATATCCAATCATTAAAGCAGTCAAAATACCAAAAAATCCAGTAGTTACTAATATTGCCAATAATGGTGGAATAATGGATTTTGTATTAGATTGCATATCTCTTGCGGATTTGCGATCATCAACTGCAAGTTGTTCAAAATTAAGACCCAATTCTTGTGCTTGACGTTGAAGTTCAATTTCGGCCTGTTTAAGACTAGAAATTTGATCAGCAGATAATTTTCCTTGATCAATAGTATCTTGTACTTTATCTTCATCAATTCCCAATGCTTTTGAAACGGCAGTAACCGCCAATCCAGCTAATGGACCACCTAAACAAGTAGCAATTGTAGGCACTAATTTTGACAACCAATCCATATTTATCTCCAATAAACCCAAATAAACCAAGCAACGTAAGCCATTCCAACTACCCAAGCCCACATAATCCAATCAAAATCGTCATTCATATGACACCTAATACAAATTTAAGCCACAAAGTTACTATTAATGCCGCTATAAAACACCACATTTGAACTCTGCGAACTTCTTTTAAATCATGCTGAAATTCTTCATTATTTTTACGTTCAAGATTTTCAATGTCTAGCTTTATTTTTAATACTGCTTCCCATTCTTTTGCGCCATACTTTTTAACAAAATCTATCTTTAGTTTGGCTTCTTCATCACTTATTAACTTTTTTCTATTCCATTCTTTTAATGCTTTGGTTAATGCTTGTTCTTTTCTAAACTCTGCTTCACGTCTGGCGGTAATCCGTTCTCTGGCTTTTTGTTGCGCTACATCAATTCCATCTTTTTGTATTCCTTCAATGCTTTTGGTAAGCGATTTTGCACTTTCTCTGCTTGCATTAAGGCTATTAGAAAGAGATTTCACTCCTTCTGAAAACGGATCTACCATAGCGGTTCACTTTCTTATACCGCCTTATTTGCTACTTAAATAATGACCAATAAAACCAATAACAGAACTAATGGCGGATATAAATCCCATGCCCATCCACATTCCGCCTCGACCTTTATTTGCCAAACCAACAAGTTCTTCAATTGAAGCTTCCATCTTGTCAATTTTTTTTGACATATCTTCAAATTTAGATTCATAGCTTTCTACTTTCTGCCATAGAACGCCATATTTAACAGGATCAATTTCAAACATAGTTACTTCCATTATGTTTTCATGATGAAAGCAAGAGCATAATAAGGCGGCATATTAGCGCCAGCACCACTTACACCAGTTGTTGCGTTGTTTGTAGTGGTTGCAACAGTAATTCCAGTTGTTGCGTTTAATGTTGTATGTCCGGGCTGATTTCCATTTGGAGTTGGACCATCATTTGCCAAACAAGCACCAGCGCCACCACCATTTGGTGCGGCATTTCCAGATGATGTATGGTAGTGTCCGGGGTCTGTTACAACTGAAGTAGAAGTTGCAGTATGGGTATGGCTTACAACAATTGCATCAGTTGATCCGCCTGTTGCTCCTACTGCATAGGTACTTCCAGCACCCAAAATAAATGAGTTGCGAAGATCTGGAGTTGAATTATTTCCATCACAAAGTACCCATCCAGAAGGAATTGAACCAGTAGATCCTGACCAAATAGCAATTAATCCGCTTGGAATTGGCGATGCAACTGAAGGTGCATTTTGCAACGCTGGATACAAATTATCTAAAGTTTGAATTAATACTGCCGAACTTGTTTGAATAACAAATTTATAGCTATATCCTGTTTGAAGCCATACTTCATTAGGAAAACGGCCATCTGGATTTAAAACAATAGGATTAGGATTGGCAATAGTGCCATTTGCGCTTGTATATGTAGTTAATAAAGTGCTAGAACCAGCTTGATAGGTATATACAAGGCCACCATTTAATGGCAATCCATTGGTATCAAAAACTTGTGTTCCATTGCCATAAGGCGATAAAAGTACGGAAGCCATTGTTATTTCCTTGAAGTTATTTCACTTAATTTTGTTTTGCCTTTAGCAACTTGTTGTTGTGCCGCCTGTTTAATATCGCTAATTGCACGTGCGCTACGACCAGCACCATAAGCGCCATACAAAGCCAATTTAGGGCTTTGAGCAACTGCTAGTGTTCCTAATGCAGTTAATCCAGCTTCAGGGCTTACAACGTGAGCGCCAATACCAATTCCAATATCAGCAAGCAATTGCATTGCTCCCGGCATATTCTTTGACATTGAATATCCAGCAAGCTTATCAATTATGTCTTTTCCGCCTACTTTTTCAAGTTCTTTAAGCAATTCCATGCGGTATTGATTACTTAATCCGCCTTTTTTGCTAAATACTTGTGCAAGCTTACGAATAGTAGTTTCTACGGCAACTTTATCTCCAAGACCTAGTGAACGTGAAATTTCACGCTCAAGCTCAAGACCTTTTTCATAATCTGCCATGGTTTTTTCATAGTTTTTATCTTGCTTAACAATCGTATCTTTAACGGCATTACGTGTTTCACGAATAATGCGTTTTTGATTATTGTTCATGCTATTTTCATAGACATCATCAATACGTTGTTTAAGATCATCTAAATTGCCAGCAGTATGAAGTTCTGGTTTTGATTCCCAATCATCCAAAATAGACTTAATGTCATTAACGACATTCATTGTTTTGGAACCAACTTTAGATTCTTCAGCGCCAAGATTTTTGGATTTTAAAGATTCAACGGTTTGATCAAAAGCTTCACGAATAGGTTTAAAGTCCAAAAAGACTTGATTGCCTTTAGTTGTTTGAATATTTTTTCTATATGCCTGTTTACGGCTTTCTTTGACGTTTTCAAACGCTTCACGAACGTTATTAACCAATTCTTGCCCAGAAACTGCGCCTTCTTTAGAAGCTTCAAGAATAGCCGGATTCTTTTCTTTACCAGCTTCAAAGCTTCTTTTAATTGCATAAGGATCAGAAGAAGTAAGTTTTCCGCTAATTTCTGACAATAAATTCCCAGCATTTTCAGCGGTAGCAATTTTGCCAATAGCTTGTCCAGTAGTTTTGGCAACTTTGCCAACAGTTGGTGCGGATTTTAATAATGCGGCATTGATAAACCATTGAGCATCAGATTTGCTCATTCCTGTTTTATCTGCAATATATTCAGCGCCTTTGTCCGCATTTTCAGAGGCAAAGTTCATTATTTGACGTGCGCCTTCAGCGTTATAGGCTGGATCTTGCGTAAGTCCAAAAGCTTTGCCAACTGGCTTATCAAAGTAATTGGTTAATTTAGACAATGCTTCTTCAGCAATTTTTGTATCGCCAACACGATCAATAAGTTTTGCAAATGGTTCAGCAACAAATTGAGCGCCAGCAGGAACTGCGCCTAATGCCACATCAGCAGTTGATGAGGCTTGTTTACCAAATGTTTTGTACCAAGGCTCTGCTTTTGGCTCAACATATTCGCCATTAATGTATTTCATGGCTGGAATCTGAATATCAGATTCTTCCATTGGCTTTTCATTATGAAATTCAGCTTTTGGATTAACTTCTACGTGAACCGCATCTTTAGCGCCATATGGTCTATAAAGGCCAAAAGTTCCAAGAAATGAATCTGGAACGGATGGGTGCATATCTACTGCATTAAACGTTTCATGCTTGCTACGGCCGGGTGGCGCAACTAAATTGCCTTGTTTGCCACTAGCAATCCAATCTAAATAAAGTTTTGCCTGTTCCTTATAGTTTCTGTCTTTACTTGTAATAGGAAGATCAGAACCAGTAGGATTAAGTTCTTTATTTTCTTTCCAAGCTTTATTAGCCGCACTTAAACGTTCAGAAAGATCAGGATTAAGTTTTGAAAAATCAACAGTTGTCTTGAAATCAGCAGGAGCGTTCTGTATGGTAATTTGATTACCTTTATACAAATCAGGGGAAACATTATCCTGCTGGATGTATTGCATCGCAGGAATTACGATGTCATCAGCCATTATTTAAACATTCCTTGTTCTAAAGCATGAATATTTTCCCAGCGCTTGTTGAAATCTTTACGATCATCTTTTGCAACTGTATTGTAAATTTCTTGAATTTTCTTGGCTTTATCTGGTGAATTAGAAGTTGCCAAAGCATCCATTTGCGCCATACGAAGATCGAAATTGTCATTCCAAGCAGATTGAAATTTATGGCTCTGAATATAACCATTAGGTCCGGGATTGTTTTCAATAAATTTGTTATATCCACGATTAAATAAAGTAGCGGCTTTAACGGTAGCATCAGCACGTGAAACAATATCTTCCAAAGCTTTAGCAGTTAAATCAGAACTTCCGTTAATAACGCTTTGTGTTTCCCTTGCCATGTCCGTTGTTACTGGAGAGTTCATGACGTTAGAAGCGGCCGCCATACGTGAAATATTTTTGTTTAACATTTCAAGTTGAGCATTACCAATTAACCATTTACCGCCAGCACGAACTAATTGCCCCGGTCTATTTCCAGAAGTTGCGGCAAGGTTTTCATAAATACCACGTGTATTTGCTTCTTGTTCTTTTGCGGCAGTTGCTACTGCATTGCTAGAAAAAAGCAATTGACGGCCTTTATCGTACGCTTCTTGTTGTTGGCCATTAAGCATTAATGGTGCTTTAGGTCCTGTATATTCAAGAGTTGTATCGTATTTAATAAGATCACGTTTTTTAGGCGCTTCAGTCTTTGTTTCCATTGGAGTTGTGCCGCCCAATTGACCAACGTTAATGGTAGGCGCTTCACCTTCAACAGAAGGTTTAGAAACAACTGGAGTTGGAACTTTATTAAATTCTTGCATAGAAGCTTTTGGAGCATATGCTTCACGCAATTCATTAGGTGTCATTAATTGGTTTGCATTACGAATTGCCAATTGTGGCAAATCTTGATGGTTTCCTTGTGCAGTTAAATGCAAATTATTGATTGTTGCATCAACATAACGATGAATATCTTTAGAATCAGGATATGCTTGCTTTAAATTATTTAAAGCTTCCATATAAGTTTTTGGATCAGTAATCCCTGCACGACCTAATGCGGAATAAACGCCAGCAACAACTTTGCGTTGATCTTGATTAAATTGCATCAAAGAACTTTTTGCTTCTGTATTGTTCTTTTGAAAATTAGCCATTTTTGTAACGTATTCCATGCCAGTTAATGGGGCAATGGAAGGAACAACTTTAGCAATACGATCAATATCAATATCGCCATTTTCAGTCATAAAGTTTTTAGGATCTGAAGTAAATCCTTGCAAAGCAATACGTTCTTTGTTTGCTTGTTGTGCTTTTTGAGCTTCAATATTGGCAATATCAGCTTGCGAAGAATAATAGGACATTTTGAGCATATCGCTCAAACTGGTTTGATTCGCTTTTGGGTTTAAATCAACATTAAAATCAGCCATATTATTTCCTGTTTACGTTGCAACTGGAGTTTGCATATTTTTCAATCCATACAACATGGCATAGTTGCTAATGTTATTTAATCCGCCAGCATATGCATTTGCAGAACCCATAGTTGCGGCCGCATTAGCTTGCCCAATGTTAGATAACATATTTGATACATTAGAAGCGGTTCCAGTACCAGCATTTGAACTAATTTGAGCGCCAGAAGTTCCTAAACCAGCCAAGTTATACAAATTTGCGGCAACGTTTTGACGATTTGTTTGATAATTGGTAAAGGCATTTTGCAATGCATTTCCAGCATATCCTTGTGCAAATTGTTGCGCTCCAGCAATTTGATTGCCGCTTAAATAACCACCGCTAGCATTTTGTGCGGCATTTACTTGTCCAAGACCTGTTTTTAATCCAAATTCATAATTTGGCATCATTGTTGCCAAATCAGTCATTGTTGGATTGGCAGTCAAATAACCATTTCCAGTTGCAGTTCCTGTTACATTACCGCTTGCATCATAAGTACTATATTGACCCGGTAAAAATGAACCAAGAGCATTTGTAGCTTGAGCGCCAATTCCTCTATACGGCATCGTATAAGGATTGATGGTATTAAACATTTGCTGGGAATAATTAATTCCCTGATTTGCGGCATTTGCATATTGCCCTGCCGCACTTTGTGCGGCTTGTGATGATAAATAAGCACCACCAAGACTTGCTACTGCCATAATTCCAGCAGAAACAGGATCATTTTTTTCTCCATAAGCAGGGCCACCAAATGGATCTCCAATAGGATATTCGGCCGACATTGCCTTGGTTTGCGCCCTGCTTAAATAGTATTTTTTATACATAATGACACCTATCGCATTTTAAATATATTTTACCTTGGTCCTGCTTTATTTCAACAAATCCAAGACGTTTGCAAAAATTAATACCTTTTTCATTTTCAAGCATTACGGAAGTAACCGCATATCCGTATTGATCTAAAACTTTTTTCAATGTTGGTTTAATTCCATATCCAATATTAACTTCATTTTTTTTTGACAAAACACCGCCAACAATTACATCTTTATTTCTTAAAGGCGTTACTTCCCAATCACCCATTACTGCATAAAAATCATCAAAACCCATGTTTAATCTTCCTTTTACGGATTCATAAATCATTTTCATTGCTTGTACCCTATCGTTCATTGGTTGTAATAAGGTACTTTGTAAGGTTTTCCGTTAACAGTAATATTGATAAATCCAACTGGTTTTGCTGGCAAAGCCGCACCACCACCACTAGAAGCCGATGCAGATGACGTAAAGTTTAGGATATTTAGCAAAAATTGTTGCCAAGCACGTGTTGGGCGCTTGGTTGTGTCATCCAAAAATGGCGATTGAGGATAAGGGTTATTTTGACTATTAGCCCAAATGCCATTGTTTTGATTATTTGCCATTAGTTATCCCCAGAATCTGCTTTAAGATTGGCGGCCACAATAACCGCATTAATTGGATCTGTAACTACGACTTCAAAAACCCTATCTCTTGACCAACCCATTCTTCTCCAAATTGCACGATTTTTGTATTTACCTTGTACGCCAATAGATTTCCAATGTTCATTGGACCATGTAGAACCGCCATCATCTGACCAACGCAACATAGCTTTTGGAACTTCATCATCTGGCAATCCAACACCGGGCTGGAAATAAATTTGCAATTCAGAAAAAAATTGACGTTGATAATCCGTTACCAAATGAGGGCAACGCCTTACACGTCTAATTTCATTGCCATTGTCGGTATAGTTTGTAGGATCAAGCTTATAAATCTGACCATTTTCATAATCTCCAACAAGAACTAAACCCTGAAAGTTGGTGGCGCAATTTCCACGATGACGATGGAAAACGTTTTGATTATCAACAGAAAGCCATTTGTGCCACATATTAGTGGAAACGTCATAAGCCCAAGTTAAATCCAAAGTTGGGAATGAAATTACGTAAACTTCATGCCCCTCTAATTGGTATGTCCATGCTCTAGCATCTGCAACATATTGATTTACAAGAGTATTTTCAACTGCATGAGTAGAAATTCTTTGTGGTACATAACCATTCATCATCACAATTTCAGATTGACCACGAATGTTTCGGCTTAAATAAGCAAAAGAATTTCCTAATCTGGCAACGCTAAATTTGGCAACAATGCCATGCTGGGTAGAAGTTCCCGGAATACGTTGAAATGGGAATGGATAAAGACCAGCATCAATCCAAACTTCGCTTGATGTTTCGCCTAAAAGATAAACTTCTCGATGATCAACAATAATTGACACAAGATTATCTGGCGCACCGTCTTTAGAACTAAAACTTAATGCATTGCTAATAGGAGAAAGGATGTTAGAAGCTCCCCATTGCTGGGTATTTGGCCTGTTATAGACGAAATAGTTATCTACTATATCAACTACATCAGCGCCTTGCCATGGGCCGTCTGAAGCTGGCATTGTGCTGAAATTTAAAGCGTACATGGTTTCAGGACCAATAGTTGATCCAGCGGTATAACTTAATACATAAGTTCCAACGCCACCATTACCAGTACCAAAAGTTAAATTAAGGGTTAATCCTGATCCAGATCCGCTAGTTGTTGTTGAAACTGGATTAGATGGATTTACTGAATAATTACCAGCATTTTGAATTGTTAATGAGGTAACTGCGCCAGCAGTAACCCCAGAAACAACAAATACCGCAGGAACGCTATTGATTCCACCAGATACGGTAATCGTATCGTTTACGTTATAGCCTGTTCCAGCGCTTGCAATTGTATAACTAGCAACATATCCAGTACCAGCGGCCGTAATAATTACTCCAGCAGGAATAGAAGTTCCAGTAATAGTTTGGCCAGCGTATAAAGTTCCGCTAGTTACTGAATTAACAGTAAGGGTATTCCCTGATATTGTGCCATTAAATACGCATCCAACTTTTGCTGAATTAAATACTTCACTTGGTTCTGTTTGGCTAATATTGATTGTATAAGTGCCAACTCCGCCTGTTCCTGTTCCTAATCCAGTAATAACGGTTTCATTGGTAACGCCAATACCGAAAAGCGACTGACCAGTTGTAATAGTCCCGCTTTTCATCAAGGTTACAGTTAATGTTGTGCCGCTGACAGATCCCACAAATTGAGCAGAAGCAGGATTAGTAATACGCCATGTATAACGGTTAGTACCATCAACAATTTCAATATTTTGTCCATTATCAGTAATTCCCACTATGCCAGAAGTTGAATTTAATTGACCAATAATTGTTGGGGTAAAGTTTGACGTTAAAACATAAACGTATGAACCGCATACGGCAACACAATAATTTCCGCCAGAGCAAGTACGAATACCACGTAATTCAGCGGCATTAAAAAGAGTAACAATATTTGTTAATCCGGGAGTTGGATAAAGCGCTATAACTCCGTTTTGACCGGGTTGTTTTAAAGGATCAATTTCAGGGCGAAAATTGATACATTCTTGCGCTTCCTGATAAATAGAAGGCGCTTCATAAGAAGGGCCAACAAATCCAAAATCTGGCATTTAATATCCTTAACGTAAGAAACCGCCAGATAGAATCCATCCAGCATCTTTTTGCTTTCCAGTAAGGATTGCATCATTGTATGTAGAGGATTGCAATGGCTTCATGTTATTGCGTTTAATTAGCCCTTTTCCTTGTGCCGCAAACTGCGTAATCATCGCTATTTGCGTTGCGTTTACTTTGCCATACATTGGCATTAAACGTTCTGCCAAACACCAGCGCAAAGCCATTGAATAGCCTTGTGGAAGAACAATTGTGTCATTTACTGTTGTGTATCTGGTAAACAATGTATCGCAAAATAAATGCATTTCGCCTTGGCTTGGATTGGGCCATACAAAAATGTTTCCAAGAGGATCTGCTGGCTGATAATAAACAACTTTTGGCCATGGACCATTTAAGGTTTTTAGACCAATCCGTTCGTATTCTTCAACGTTCAGAATCGCAATTTGATAGTCCAATCCGCCATTATTAATGGGAATCCCATTAGAATTAGTGTTAATACGTACAAAAGCGCTATTAATAGACAAAGGGCGCTGATAAAAAGCGGAAATTGTAGTAGATCCCACAACTTGAGCAATATTGAGCGTATAGGTTCCAGTTTCATTAACGTTACCCCCTGCACCGCTATTAAAAGCGACAATTTGAGTTCCAGCGGCAATTCCTACGCCACTTAAAGTCATGTTAAGAGCGATTGCACCGCTATTAATTGAAGTAACTGTTAGGGTATTCCCTGATATAGATCCAACAAAGTTGGCCCCAATTTGTCCACCGGGGCCAATCGTATATTGGGTTTGGCCAGCGGTAACTGGCCATACGATTTCAGTTTTATAAGACATCATCATGGAATCGTTAGACCATTGGTCCACCATGTCGTTGAGCATATCAAACGCATCTTGCGTATCTTCTGGTGAAGGCGTTTCGCCAGCGGCCAGCGCTCCTACGTCTTTTAATGCACGACTAATGATGTCCAATGGTTGGGCCATGATAATTCCTTATGCAGATGGTGTTTCTGCTGGTGTTTCAGTTGTTTCGGGCGCTGGATTTGCTTCTTGTGCCGCTTGTTGAATTGCTTGAAATTGTTGAGTTGCAGATCCATGCAGTTTTGCATGAAGTTCTGCTACCAATTCCATTGGCAATTTACGCAAACCAGCCAAAATAGTATCTACTTCTTGAATTGTTAAGTCCTTCAAATGAATCATTTTTACTTCCTTCACAAAGTTGGTTTAAAAGTTGGTTTTACCCATGGAGAGGGCAAAGAGTTTTGGATTTTTAAAGCTTCCAATTGCTTTTGCAAGTTTAATTCTATTGAATTTTGGCCGTTTTCGGTAGTTTTTTCCTTAATCCAGCCAATTACTTGTTCTTCATTAACTTCATTAAAAGGGCTGATAATTTCACATTTAGGAAATTGCCAATATCCTTCAGTATCAACTGTATTTTCTTCATCTTGTGCCTTTACATAATATTTTGCGGATGTAATAAAGTTATCCGCATCATTTGTAGTTGCCAATATTTTCCATGTAAACATTAATATTTACCTTCTGCGAATACATTTACAAATACAGTTCCATCTTCTAATGCTTCGATTTGATGGTTAGAGCCGCCTAAAAGGTTAATTGGTTGTGTATTTTTATCAGCAATTAATTCTTTTTCATCACAAGTATATTTACAAGAACCATTCATACATGAAGTTGCATGAGAATAAGCATGACTATGCATTGGCAAACCTTCACCTTTGTTAGCATGATAAATGTTTACCGTTGCACCAGCATAAGTAAATGTATGCTTTGGTTCTATTTTAATAACCATTAAATTACTTGTGTTCCAGTTGCTACTGGTTGAACTGGTGATTTAGGTTGTGGTTCATTAGTTGTTAAAACTGAACCATCCCAAGTAAATCCAATTTGACCAACACCAATTTGTTCTTGAAGAATGTAAGTATTAGTATCTTTATCTAATACCCATACTTTAGCTGGAGTAGTTGCTTGAACAATAGCAATAGAACCTTGTGGTGGTGTCCATTGGCTTGTATCGCCATCCCAAACGCAAATATTGGTGACTATATTTTGTTCGATAATTAAATAATTTTGTGTAATAAATTCTTGTAACATATTTTCTCCAATTACCATTCAAAAACAACTATTCCAGCAGAGCCATTAAATCCTGTTGAGCCGCAACCGCCCGCTTGACCACCACCACCGCCACCACCATATGCACCACCATTATTATTAGCAGGGCCACCACCACCTAATGTAGATGAACCACCTGACCCATACGAACCACCTTGACCTCTAATATTTATAGTTCCGCTTGAACCAATACCACCAAGACCACCTTGTTGCGGATTTTGACCAGCACCACCTTGACCGCCACTACCAGTAATGGTTGTAATAG